TCGAAGATGATGCGTTGCCAATACCCGAAAGCTGTTTTCAAGACTAAGCTTACCAAGAAGGTCGAGACTAAGTTCTCGTCAATGATCAAATAATAAATATGAACATCCAAGAGATCATCCAGTCAGCTATATTTGTAGCCATTTTAATCCTCATGGCTTGGGCCGGAGGACAACCGTAACAGTAATGCAGATTATGAACAAATACTTATACAAAGTCATTGCTATTTCAGATGAGACTCCTTGGGCTAAAACTGAGCTTACTTATTGCAAAGTAAACAAATGGTTTGGCAGCTCTTCAAACCTAGTAGAGGATTATGAGTTTGAGTCAGAATCAGAGGCTATAGAGATTTTAAACAAATCTTTAGATCAGTTTGATTCTGATATGATGCTTCGTGTAGAGCTTTGGGATCATCCTGATTATCACGACATCTTTGGATACGACTCAATCACGGTGTACGAGAAAACAGGAGAAAAAGATTTGACGATGTGTGATAATTAGATACAACTTTGGCAGCAGCTTGCTGCTTTTTTTCATTCATATTAGTGTGTAGCAAGCCGGTCTGAGTATTTATTTGCTCAGGCCGGTTTTTTTGTTTATATTTTTAGCATGGCAGGAGGACGACCGACAAAATACAAACCAGAGTTCTGCGAGATTGCGATAGAATGCGGCAAGCAAGGGATGGGAAAGGCTGAGATCGCGTCTAAGCTAGGAGTCGTAAGGGAGACGCTATGGGATTGGGGCAACAAAAAGCCTGAGTTTTCTAACGCCCTAAAAAGAGCTTACGAGGAGGGTCTGTCTTGGTGGGAACGTAAAGGGCGTGAGGCCACGTTTGGAGGGGTTGAGGGATTTAACTCTACCAGCTACATATTTCAGATGAAGAACCGTTTTAAGGAGGATTGGAGAGACAAACACGATCACTCTGTAGAGGTCTCCGGCGAGATTGAGATCGTTATTGGAGGAGAGGATGAGTGAGGTAACATTTGAAGAAGTTGAGAAGCTCGGACAGGTTGAGAGCTACCTAGAGGCTGAGGGCTTCCATAACATTACTTCGTTTGCTGAGATCACTGAAGGCGACAGGGTGATAGTGATGCTTGGTTCAGATACACCCAAAGAAGTAAACGTCTTCGGTATCTGCTGGAGCGCGGATCATTTTCAGAAACTTAGTGTTACAGAAATTAGAAACGATTTCATGACCGCATATGGCGACGAACAAGACTAGATTGACACTTAAACCTCGGAACTGGGTCAGGCCATACTTGCAACGCACAGAGGACAGAGCTTGTCTGGTGGTGCATCGAAGAGGCGGCAAGAGTTTTGGATGTTTGCAGGATCTCATCCTTAAATGCCACACCTACAAAAGGAAAGGCATGAAGTCTGCCCCTTTAAGGTATGCTTACTTCGCTCCTACTCAAGCGCAGGCCAAGAAGATTGCTTGGAGTTACCTTAAAACCTTTACGCATCAGATACCTGGCGTCATCAAGAATGAGTCAGAGCTATGGATTCGATTCCAGAACGGCTCCGAGATTGGCCTATATTCCGGTGAGGCTGTGGAGAGGTGCAGGGGACTCTACTTTGATGGTTGTATCATCGATGAGGCAGGGGATTTTAAGAGTGATGCGTGGGAAGCAGTCATTGAGCCGTGCTTGATTGATTACAAGGGGTGGGCCACGTTCGTTGGGACTCCTAAAGGGAAAAATCTATTTTGGAGGATATATCAACATTCGCTCAAAGATCCAGAATGGTTCTCTCTTTGTTTAAAGGCTTCTGATAGCGGTCTTATACCGCCTGATCAGTTAGCTAGAATGAAGGCTACGAGAGACGCTAGCGTGTTTGAGCGAGAGTTTGAATGCTCGTTTTCGTCTGATATACCTGGCACGATTTACGCCAAGGAGGTAGAAGACGCGCTGAGGCTAGGTCATGTTTGCGACTTTGAGCCTAACAGAGTTCCGGTATGGACGACCTGGGATATTGGGTCTCCAGTGAACACTGCAGTGATTTACTTCCAGCTAGAAGGCCTGAGAAGAACGGTAATTGACTGCGACATATCAGCCAGCATGACGTTAGAGGAGCGCGTTGGACATATGCAGGCCAAAGGATATGACTATGGCGGTCACCTACTGCCACATGACTCGGCAGCTAGACAGCCTAATGGACTCACGTTCGCAGAGGAGCTACGGAAGGCTGGCCTGTCAAACGTCCAGACAATCCCAAGGACACACGACAAGGAGCTACGCATTAACGCGACAAAGAAGGCGTTTCCGAATATTTGGTTCAGAGATAAACAAACCACTCACCTCAGAGACGCTCTAAGTCAATACCATTACAAGGAATCTACCGATGGGACGGGATGGATAACTAACAAGATCTCTCACGGCTGGGAGTCTCATCCATCTGACGCCTTCTCAATGCTAGCAGAGGCAGAGCTGCACGATATGCTGAGCGATCAGCAGTCACACGCTAAGCGCCGGCGTAGACCACGCATCAATGCTGGGTCTGGATACTAAAGTGTCGCTTTCTTGATATTTAAAGATAGTTGACATATTTACATAAACACGATAAAGAGGCTCATGGGATTTCTAGCACCAAAGCCACCGCCGCCGCCGCCGCCTCCAGCTATGCCAGACGTTGGACGCACTGAAGCTAAGAAGATCGCCAAGCGTAAGCGGAAACGCAGCATGAGTGAGTCTAGCTATGCTCAGTCAACTAGAGGTGGGGCCGTCAATCCAAACTACTCGACGGGGAGTAAGACAGCACAGGGTCAATGATCGACGAGAACGTAGATACTATTCTCCGTAAGGCTGAGTCACTTGAGAGTGAACTAAACGCTTTCAAGTCTCACTGGGATCTAACGGCTAAGTATTTTAAGCCACAGCTTGATATATTCACGCAAACTCCCCAGTCGCCTGACGTGACCGGATTCTCTGGACTGTATGACACTACAGGGATTGAGAGTCTAGATACCTACTCCAACGGCATGATAGCCGAGGTATTCTCGTCAAATGAAAAATGGATGATCTACACGCCCCAGGATGACCACGAGGTCGATGATGCGGGCCGGAAATGGTATAACAAATGTTCTGAGCTAGCCTTAACTGCTCTTGGTCGCAGTAACTTCTACCAGTCAATCAAGCCGGTCGTCACCGATATGGGGTGTGGCGGCACTGGATCACTGTATGTTGAGCGAGGAAACAAGAAGCTACTCAAGTTTTGTTATGATCGATTAGGCACATTTGCTATTGAGAAGGATGGCGAGGGAGACATTCGGACCGAATACCGGTGGCTGACTATGACTGCCTCTGAAATGGCAGATAAGTTTGGAGAGGATAACCTAGGCAAAAAGGCTAAGGCATCGCTAAATGATATGAAAAAGGGCGGTGAGAAGACTTATTTCACCGTGATCCATGCTTGCTTTCCTCGCAACAAGAACGGGATCGAAGCTAAGAACAAGCCATTTGCCAGCATCTACGTCTGCAAAGAAGACAGAATGATTTTAGAAGAAGGTGGGTATGATTACTATCCATTCGCTTCACCAAGAGCTGAGATCTGGAACGACTACAACTACGGTCTAGCTCCAGCGTCCAAGGCGCTACCGGCAATGAGAGAGCTGAACAAGCTCCGTAGAGATGTGCATGAGGGCGTAGCTCTACAGGTCAAACCACCTTGGCTAGTGCCATCAGACTCAGTAGATGAAATCTCAACACGGCCTAATGGCGTGACGGTCTTTGATGAGCGTAACGGGATGAAGCCTGAGCAGATGAGACTCTACAACGACATTAACGCCGGCATGGTATTAATGGAGAACGTGACAGAGCAGGTCCGTGGGTTCTTCCACGCACAGCTATTTGAGGCCGTAGCACAGAAGGACAAGCAGATGACAGCTAGAGAGGTTGCCAGCATTGAAAACGCAGCCCTTCGTCGCTTCCTGCCTAATTTCAACCAGATCACTACAGAGCTAACACCAATATTCCAGAACGTGTTCCTGCTACTGTTTAATGAAGGAGCATTCCCAGACCCACCTGAGTCTGTGAAGCTTTACCCTGATGGCCCAATGAATGCCGGTATCGTGCCGCTTCCAAAGGTTGAGTTCACCTCGCGCATTGCTCTAGCGATTAGAATGATCGAAAACAACGCAATTGACCGCACTATTGAGCGGATTATGCCAATGATTCAGATCGCTCCAGAGCTTGCCGACAACTTTGACCTTGACCAGATGCTTAGAGATAGCGCCCGAAATGACGGTATTTCTGAGGATGTCATCAAGAATCTTCAACAGGTAATCGAACAGCGCGAGGCCCGCGCAGCAGAGATGGCTCAACAGCAGCAGATGATGATGGCTCAACAAGCCGCCAGCGCTGCCAAGGACGCTAGCCAGGTCGATCCTGAGAAGCTTCAAGGCATGATGCAGTAATGGACAGACATACACATAACGGGAAGGTTGTTAAGACTCTCCTGTCTACTACAGAAGGGGACGCGCTGTTGGAATGGATGAAGGTGAAATTTCAATTCGACCAGCCGGTGTTCAAAGCAGAGGACGACTACAACGAGACATCCGCAAAACTACGAGAAGGTGGCCGTCACGTAATCATAGAACTAGAGAACCTAAAACCAAGAAACCCAGATGATTGATCCAAGGCTATTTAAACTAGTTGGCGACAAGTTCATTCGACAGACCGACATGAAAGAGATCGCCACGCTTGTAGACGGTGAGGTTACAGGTCTTCACCACAAGCAAAAGAAGTTCAGAGAGACTCTAGAAAGCCTGATAGGTGACGCATCACCAGTAGAGGTTGAGGTTTCTATTAAGCAACCTAAGACAAAACGGTCTAAAAAGGATGCTCCGGCAGAATATTTCACTAAACGCATGGGCGGGAAGTCAGCTCAGGTAGTTGAGTGGAGACGCGAGAACTGGAGCGCGAAGCAGTTCAAGGACGAATATGGCGATCTATTTACAGAAGAGAATCTATGAGACAATACGAATTGATTAGAAACGAAGAAGGAGGAGATGCTGGCGGCGGTGCTGCCGTAGCTGATCCTACAGAAGAATACGGCTTAGACCCATCAACCCCGCCGACCTTTGACGCATCAGGAATGTTTGATGCAGATGGTAGGTTTCAAGAGATCGGAGACCGGTTTAAGAACGACAGCGTCGATGCTGACTACATTAACCGAAACTTTAAGGGCAAGAGTCCTTCCGATCTGGCCAAGATGCTAAAGGACAATCAGACGGCAGCGCGAGCAAAGTCAGTCAGTTACCCAGGAGCAGACGCCAGCGATGAGGATTGGAGTCGATTCCGTGAAGCTGCCGGTGTGCCAGAGAGCGCAGATCAAGTCATGCCGGAAGACTTTGAAAGCTTCCAGAACGCTACCGGATGGACTGAAGAGGTGGCAACTCCAGTAGTTGATGCCCTGATCCAATCAGGAGCGCCAGGGCCAGCAATTACTGCCGGACTAGCGGCTGTTCAAAAAGCAGCAGCAGCACAAGCCGAACAATGGCAGGCAGAGGCCCAAGAGCGACGAGAAGCCGGCAAACAGCAGCTTTTAGAAGCATTTGGAACTGAAACCGATGCTCGCATCAATGGAGCGACTGTCGCAGCCGAAAAGCTCGGCATCCAAGCTGGACTTAGTCAAGAGCAGATTGACGGCGTCAAGCAGGTAGTGTCGCAGATTGATAGTCCAGAGCTTACTAGGATGTTTGCTCATCTAAGTGATGCAATCTCAGAGGCTTCCTACCGAGGGCCAGGTCAGACAGCTAAGGTTGATGACTTCCGAGGACCAGCCGAAACAGCTCAGGCAATTATGGAAGATGACCAGCACCCAATGCACGCCAAGTTTATGGCCGGCGACGATGCTGTCCACAAACACGTTGATACTTTGCTAGCAAAAGCGAGAGATATTGCTTAACAAATTTCTAGGTGGTCTCTCTCTTCCCATCTAGCACCGAGCCTCCTCCTCTTAGTCATGTCAGAGGGGGAGGCTTTTTATTTGACTAAGTTGATATTTTAGCTTAGAAGGCTATTTATGACAGCTTACCTAGCTTGCTAGACCTGTCTATACAGCCCCAATTTGGCCGCCCTACATACGCCCCTCGCATGGCCTACCAGCATTAGCTGCCCCAATTTTAGAGGTTTCCGTTCACAGACAGCGGCTTTCGTGAACCAAAACAAAACCTAAACCTTAAAATATTATGCCAGTTAGTCCAACACTCGCGCTGATCGATCAGTATCAGCCTAAATTTGAAAGTCAGTGGCGTCGTCTTGCCCAGCAGGTCGATAGCCGTCTTAGCGGCGCTGTTAGCGTCAATTCCAACTGCACCGGTGAGGTAAACTACCGCGACCAGATTAAGCCTATTGACGTTTCGTCACTTGGCACTCCTAGTCAAAACCGCATTGCTGCAACCGCAATCTCTGAAATCGAAACTCAGAAGCGCGCTAACTACCCTGAGAAGTTCCAGGCTGTTAAGCACTTTGACGAGTTTGACGAGGTGTGGCTTGCAGAGCAGTCAAAGCCCACATCGCAAACCTTCCTTGAGTTTAAGGCAGGATTTAACCGCAAGATGGATGATCTTATTATTGCCGCTGCAACCGGAACTTCAAAGACCGGTAACAATGGCGCTGTAAGCACAACTCTTCCAACAACGCAGGTTATTTCTGTTGATACCGGCGGCACTGGATCTGGAATGAACCTTTCCAAAATCCTTGATGCTAAACAGCTTATGGAGCAGAACGAAGTCTTCGGTCAAGATATTGACGGTGACGACGCTTACCTTGTTCTTAACGCCAAAGCCCTTCGCGGTCTTTATGATGAAGCTAAAATCACTTCAAGTGATTACGCCGGCGAACTACAGGCTCTCTTTAACGGAGAGATTGACCAGTTCCTTGGTTTTAACTTTATCCGCACCGAGCGCCTCGCAGTCGCTACCAATGTTCGCACTTGCTTTGCTTTCGTGAAGTCAGGTATCGCACTTGATATTTGGCAGAATCCTAAGTTTAAGCTTAGCGAGCGTAACGACTTCAATGACGCCGCCCAGCTTCGCGGAACTGCCGCAGCAGGAGCCACTCGCCTTGAGGAAATCAAGGTTGTAGAGATTCCTTGCGACGAGTCCTAGTCCATAGCAACAACCAACAAGGGTCCGTCTGTCTTTCGGGGCGGGCGGGCCTTTCCTTTTTATGAGCAAGATCATTACCGACATCGACATCGCCAACCAAGCGCTTGGCTATTTGGGAGAGCAGACAATTGCAACAATGTCTGAAAACACCAAGGAGGCACGGCAGGTCTCGCTCCACTTTGACCAGACGCTCCGTGAGATCATGGAGAAACACAGGTGGTCAGTAGGCCGGAAAAGAACTAGAATGACGCTATCCGGCGCAACACCAGATTTCGGGTGGTCTTACGCTCACATTATCCCAGAAGACTGCCTGAGAGTCTTGGATTTGTTTGAGCTTTCAGAAGAGACACCCACACCAAGTCCAGTTCCTATTCGCAAGTTTGAGAAGGAGCCTGGCCTTATCCTTAGTAACATTAAGCATTGCGGATTAGTCTACATCAAAGAGGTAATCTCATCAGATCTGTCACCACTTCTTGTTAAGGCTCTAGCAATCAAGCTGGCATCAAAGCTAGCAATTCCCCTCGGTGAGTCCAGACTGGCCGGCGATCTATCTAATATGGCCGACAATGCCATCAAAGACGCATGGCTGAGCGACGCAAGACAGTCACGATCAGGAGAAAACTCTGACTTCCTCCAAAGATCCGAAGAAAACAACGCCGAAAGCGGAAGATACAATGCCTGAGTTTTTGCAGTCTAACTTTAATGGTGAGTGGTCTCCGCTCATGCTTGGCCGTGTAGAGCTGTCACGATACGCTACATCGCTAAGAACGATGGAGAACTTTGCCCCGACCATACCTGGCGGCGCGAGAAAGCGACCTGGCACTGAATACATTGGCGAGGTCAGAGATTCATCAAAGAAAACACGGCTTGAAAGCTTCACGTTTTCTAATGAGGAATCTTACTTGCTAGAGTTTAGCGATCTTAAGTTAAGGTTCTGGAGAAATGGGTCACTATTAACGGATAATGGAGGTAATCCTTACGTTAAAACAACTCCCTACACTGAGAATGAGGTGTTTAGTCTAAGAATGACATCGACAAACGACATTGTCTATATCGCTTCGCCTAATCATACTCCATACAAGTTAACCAGAACATCTGACACTACGTTTGATTTTGCGCTGCTTGAGTTTAAGAACCAGCCGTTTGAAGACGAAAACCTTACAGATGTCACCATAAGCGCGTCTGCAACAGCAGGAACAGGTATAACCTTAACGTCTTCCAGTAATTTATTTACTGATGACATGGATGATCCAAATGGCAGTCCAAATGCAAGCACGTTTAAAATTTCTCACTATGTTCCTAGGACTGTATTAGAAAGCTCTATTAATGAAACTAAAGTGCTAGGCCCTGCTAATTTTTCTCCTGCAACTTCTCACCAAGTAGGAGATGAAATTAGACATCCCGTTACTACGGGAAGCACTACATATTTTTACTACACCTGCCATACAGCATACCCTGCAAATACTTCTGCTTCTGCTGAAACAAATCCTCTTAATTTAAATCAATATTTTTCTCCTGGTGTAGTTGCAGAGGTTTTAGGGACAACTTCTGATGTGATGAAGTTTTACATTGAAGGAGAATGGTCATTCAGAACAGAGGGTTCATGGGATGGTGAATGGGGTATTCAAGAATCAGAAGATGGGCAGGACAATAACTGGATAACTAGATTTTCAATGGCGTCTTACTCTGGCTCTGATAACTACGTAAGAGAGGGTGACGAGTCGGCCAATCCAATTTGGCTCCGTGTTGTATTGTTTAATACTGCTAGCGGAACAAACCATAGAGTGACGTGGACAACTGCCGATGTTGAAAAGTCAGGAGAAGTTACAGTTACTGGTTACACTTCTCCGACAGAAGTCACTGCTAATGTAAGCACAACTAGGCCACTTTATTCTACGGCAGCAACTAAACACTGGTCAGAAAATGAGTGGAATTATAGAAAAGGGTTTCCAAGTCAGGTGTTCTTTAAAAACAACCGGCTTTGTTTTGCTTCTACTAAGGCAGACAACCAAGCTATCTGGGGTAGCGAAGTAGATAAATGGGATAACTTTAAGCGTGGCATACAAGGAGACTCGCAGCCATTTAAAGACGTTTTAAGGACCGGCAACCAAGATCCGATACAATGGGTATCCGAGCAGTCAAAGACGCTTCTAGGGCTATCCTCGCAGATAAGAAACCTAACCGGTGAAGACGGGTCGTCTATTCTAGCGCCAGGTAAGAACAGCTCGGCAAGACAAGCCGGTCGCGGCGCTGCTGATTTAGAGCCTGTAGAGGTTGATGACTTTACATTCTACGTCCAGCTAGGAGGCAGGATCATCAGAGGTCTCACAAACGATTATGAGCGGGGCGTTTACGCTGCTGCTGATATGACTAGAGAGGCTGAACACGTAACAAAAGGTGGTGTCAAGCAGATGGCGTTTCAGCTAAACCGTGTTTCTACGCTCTACGCCGTCACAGGAGAGGGTATTGCTGCCTGCCTAGTGTTTGATCCAGAAGTGGAGAAAATGGGCTGGTATCGCCTCAAAACGCAAGGAGGGACAATTGAGTCAGTTGCTATCCTTCCGGCTACCGGAGAAGAAGACGAGGTCTACTTTGTCGTTAAAAGAACCATTAATGGAAGCACCAAGCGCTACATTGAGAGGTTAAAGAACGATCAGATCAGAATTCAAGATGATGGCCTGCAAGACGATATGTTTTATGTCGATTGCGGCACTACGATTACCGGCACTAATATTTCTACAAATTCTACGACTGATGTCACCACTATTGCTGGATCAACTCACCTAGAAGGTAAAGAAATACAGATTCTTTTAGACGGGGACTATTTTGGCAAGAAAACAGTAAGCAGCGGGTCTGTTACGATACCTACTATTACTAATGATAATTTCAATAACGCATCTTCATACAAAGTCGGGGATCGCGTAAGGTTTTTGTCTAGCGGAACCTATACTTATTTTGTTTGTGTTCTTGCATACACTGGAGGTAATTCTTCGCAAACTGATCCGGCATTAGCAGTAGATTCAAATTCAAATCTATACTTTGCTGCTAGCAAGGCAACTTGTGGCTTATCTATTGAGGCTAAGCTATGGCCAATGCCGTTAGAGGGCATTACAGCGTCAGGAACGACCTCTGGAGACAAGAAGCGCGTCAAAGAAATTACGATTGACGTTATGAACTCGCTCGGAATCCAGACAAAAGACTCACCAGATGACACTAAGGAGCCTACAGATCTTACTCCAAGACAGTCTGATGCAGACCTTGGATCATCGCCGGCACTCTACAGCGGCAAACTAGAAGTCAGAAATACTCTGCCTAGATCGTTTGATGGTAATGTTTTTTACCAATCAGATATTCCTTTTGGCGTATTTATCCGTAATATTATCACCAAATGGGAGAAGACCAGCTAACCTTGAAACCTTACTTTCCAGAACACTATCCATTGCTTTGCCAATGGTGGGACTCACACGGCTCTCTGAGGGCTAGTAGGTCTGATTTGGAGTCTGGTATAGGATTGGTGGCAGAAAGCGATTCTAGGCCCGTTGGAGCGTGTTTCTTGTATGTTACAGGAGCGCTTGGGTTTATTGAGGCTATGGTTATTAGCCCTGATTCAACTGTGTCCAAGTCTAGAAAGATTGCTGACACTTTATTTAAGGAGCTGCACAAGATAGCCAAGGCAGAAGGCGTCAACAAGCTAATCGCTTTTGTTCAGTCTAAAGGCATGGTCAGGGAGTGTTCTCGCTCAGGTTTCACACAAGTCGGGCCACCTATGGCGCAAATGGTTCAAACAATATAAAGAAATGGGACTTCCAAACATTTTAATGGGTGCTGCAACTGCAATGAAAGCGGGTGCATCAATTCAACAAGGGCAGATGGCAATGCAGTCTGCTAGGTATAATGCGAGAGTTATTGCGCGGCAAGCTGAGCAAGAGGCAGAAGCTTCGTTAGAAAGCATGGCTCGCAAAAGAACCGAAAACGAAAGAGCGTTATCATCGATCAAGCTCCGTATGCAGGAGTCTGGACTTGATACGACTCAGGGATCTAGCGCGGATTACTTTGATGAGGCCACCTCAAGACTTGAGTTACAGATTTTAGACGAAGCCAGACAGATGTCATTTAGAGAAAAAGCAAGGCGCAACGAAGCCCAAATGCAGATCTACCAAGGCAAAGTGGCAAGAGCTAACGCACAAGCTACGGCAATGGGTCAGCTTATAGGGGGGGCAGCTAGAATTTCTGGACGAGAATTTGATTTAAGATCAAAAACAAAATAATTAATAGCAAGATATGCCACAGTTACCAAATTTAACAGGGCCGGCAGTGCCTCCAGAGCAAGCGGCAGGCATCAGAGTTGGAGTCCCTTCTAATTCTGGCCTACAAGCAATAGCGCAAGCTGTCGGAATGGTTGGGGAAGAGATCTTAGATGCTAAAGTTAAAATATTAGATAGGCAAAACAAGCTTGATATTCTTGATAACGAAAGCGCTTACGGGAGGCACATGGCTAGTCATCAGCAAAAATTAGACGTTAATAATCCAGTAAGTTGGATTGATGAAACAAAAAAAGCTTCGGATGATTTTATTGACGGCCTTTCTAGAAAAAGCTTAGCGCCAGAGGCTCTAGACTCAATAAAGATGAGGATTGCAAATTACGAGTCTAAGATGCTACAAGGAGTAGCTAGAGACGCACAACTTGCTCAAGTTCAAATTTTATCTGGCGAGTTTCAAAATAGACAAACAGCATTACTGCAAAATAGAGATTTTGATGGTGCAGCAAGAAACCTTGAAGAATCTGCATTAGATTTAGGGTTAAGAAATGATGAGGTCGAAGCTGGCCTTATGAAGATTCAGCAAGAGCAAACAAAAGCTGAGTATGATGATCAAGCTGCATCTGGGAATGCAGAATATTTTGAACATGAAAGGCAAGGTCTTTCTAAGAGTGATAGGTTAAGGTATAAGCAGTCCGCTAAATTAAACAGGGCCAGAATGGAAAACGAGTCTCTTGAAAAGATTTATGAAAAAATTGAATTAAGTCAGATTAAGACAAAGAAAGATTTAGAGTCGGCTTTAAATGGAGACCCAAGAATATCAGAAGCATCGGCTGTTAAAATGTTAAATAACTGGGACAAAAACACTCCAATAAGCTTTGCTGAAAAAAAGAAGCATTTAGATACACTTAATGATTTGTTTAAAGCGTATAAAGACGGAAAGATTTCTAAAGATGTTTATGCGGAAGCTCATCATAACGCCTCGTCTAAAATTTACGCTATGTCAAATAGACCTGGAACTGGGGGGTTAAGGCAAAGGGCATACGCGCTTGATCCAACAAAATGGACTAACGGATTGCCCAGCTCTAGCTCTAGAACACAAAAAGATATAGAAATAGAATCAATGGTTAAATCATTTGTTTCTTACGGGGGGATGGGGGAAGTTCCTTCTAGAGAAGATGATAGCGTTAAGCCAATTAGCAAAACTATAAAAAAAGCAGAGATAGAATATATTCGCGAAAGAGTTGAGCAAGATGTAAAAGAATGGGCTAGTCGTCCAGAAAACGAAAATGCAACTCGTGAGGAAAAAGCCGAAAAAATAGTTGAGTTTACTCAATTAAATTACGTCGAAGACGTATTTGAGAAAAAAGAGATTATACGAAGTTATAAAGATATAATTTCCCCGGATTCAAGCACTAAAGGTATTCTCCCTAAACGATAGGTTAAATGAGTAATTTAAAACAATTTACAAAAACACCAGAGTTTTTCTTTGGAGACCCATTACTTTCTCAGGTTGATGCTGATAAAGAAGCAATCAAACAAGTTAGGAACTTTCAAAAACCAAACAATTTCTTTCCAGGAGATCTATCTGCTAATTTAAGCAGAACTCTTTCTAAGAAGTTTCTTCAATCATATGATGAATGGAATAAAGGAAGGGGTGTTGCTCCTTTTTCGTCAATGCGAGAAGCAAACCAAAAGTTTAGAAGTGAAAACTATGCTAAAAATTTACCAGTGTGGCAGAATTTATTTTCTGATGAAAAGTTTGAGCAGGCATTAGATAGACGAGGTCTTAAAACAGGATACCAAAAAGTAGTAAACACCATTGGCGAATCTGATAGTTTAAAAAACAAGTTTCGCGAAAAAATGTTTTTGCAAGATCTTGCTGGCAGTAGAGATGATTTAACTAAAGCGCGAGTTGCAAAAGATGTCTTAAAGCATAAAGATCACCCAGAAAAATCATTTATTGATTTAGCTAAGCAATGGGTTGTAAAACAAAACGAGAAAGTTGAACTTGGGAAAAATGCTTATAAGATGGGCATTGATGCCTTTATAGCAGATGATGGGAAAAGCTTTCTTGATGGATTAAAAAAAGTAAGAGAGGCTGGACCTTCGGCAGAAAGCGCATTTCATAATGCTTATTACGAGATGAGAGAAGGCGATGGAAAAGCAATGTTATTTCAAGTTAACAAACTTGTTGCCAAGGCTAAATCAGAAGGAGAAAGAGGTTTATTTGAACAAAAGAAAGATTTACCGGAAGCATCAATTGGTCTTATTGCTGAATTTTATGCAAAGCCAGGCGGTCGGGAAAAATTCTTAATGATTCTAAATAATAAAATTGAACAAGAATCATCAAAAACTGACGTTAGCTTCTTTACTAAATTTTTAAAACAAGCATCTAGGTTTTATGAGTCTGAAATTGGAGCTGCCGGTAGAAATATTTTAAGAAGGAATATTGAAGAAAGTGACCGATCTTTATTTTTTCCAGATGATCCTGATTCTAAAAATTTTGAAACAGTAAATGGCAGAAAAGTTGCTAAGAAGCTCTCAGAACAAGAAAAAGCTTATTTTAGAAATGTCCAACAAGTCTCGGCTGACATTTCTAATGTTAAACAAGCTGTTTCTCAGATTGATGGAGAAAACTGGTTTTCAACTATGATCTTAGACCAGTCTGGCACATTGGCGCAAATGCCCCTTATTATGAATCCTGTTGGTTTCTATACTAGGTATGACTCTCAACGGCAACTTGATACTGAAGAAATGTTATCGCAAAACCCTAATCTCTCATATGAAGAAGCTAGGGGCATGGCTCGTTTTTCTGCTGGAATGAATGTTTTTTCAGAGCGATTAGCTACAGGATTTTTCCTTAAAAAGTTTCCAACAATTAAAAATGTCACATCAAAAATAAAAGGCGCTAATCCTGTATCTGTAGCACAAGCCTTTAGGAGAGCCGGAGTAGCAGCAGCAGGTATAACTGGGGCGGAATATTTACAAGAATCTTTTCAAGAGGCTACGCTTCCTTTGACATTAGATTTATTTAGCGCCCTAAAAGAAGATATGCCTTATGGCAACTGGGATCAGTTTAAAATGTGGGATCAGCGAAGATTTTTAGCTGTTTTACCTCTAGCTATTCTTGGTGGTGGAGGTCAATCGGCTCGCGATACAATTTCTACAGCAGAGTTAGGAAAAGTGCTTCTAGCTAAGAACGACGTAATGATAAGCGGAAGATCTGAAAAGCAAGCCCAAGAAGTTGCAGAGCTAGCAATGACAGATCCAGATGCAGCTTTAGCTCTTTATAAAAAGCAAGGCGAGTCAATGAGCAAAGAGGAGCAAGAGGCTTTCGGCAACGAGGCAATGCGAAATGTTTACTCTGATCAACTTGGAGAAGAGTTTGCGGCTATGCCAATTGCTAGGCAAACTGAAGACGGAAAGTTTTCATTGGATTTTCAAGATGGAAGAAAAGAAGAATATGATTCTGTAGCCGAAAGAGATCAAGCTTTAGAGAATTGGTCTAAGGAAGAGTTTTTCCAGACAAGGGAGGCAATGGAGGCTTTTGCTAAAATGGCTAAAGAAAGGGTTGAAGGAGAAGCTGATTTTAAAATTGAGCGTCCAAGAACTTTCCAAGATCTTGCGGATCAGGGTGTTGAAACGGAAGCGAATCTTAAAAAAGCCATTGGTGTATATTACTCCCAAATGGGAGAAGTCGCTCCAGATAAAATTGATTTAGCTAATTACATTGAAGAGGGGTCTGTTAGTCTAAAAAGAAATCTATCAGGCTTTGCAGTTAGATTAGCTCAAGGAGCGAGTCCTATTACAGTTGCTGAAGAATTCTCTGAGGGTTTTATTAGAAGAGCGGTAGGTTTAAATGAAACAAGTTTTGATGAAGTAAAAGCGCTTCTTGATGAATTTGGTGAAATGTCCGGCATACAAATGACGGAAGGCTATGACATAGATCCTGAGCGAGCTGTAATTGAAGGCTTTTCCAAGTTTTCTAAAGCTTATGCGCTACAAGGTAAGTATGATATGCTTCCCAAGGAGACTCAGTCATGGATGTCTAAGGCATGGGCTGTAATGGAAAACAGCAATAACATTCCTGGCGTTTTAAAAGCATTTTCTGAGTTATTTTCAAAAATGTTCAAGGCTGTTTATGATGTGGCCAAGGCAATTGAGTTTCACAGAGCAAAAGGCGCTGGAATTGATCCTGACTTAGAAAGTATGGCGTTACGGGCGCTTGGCTTTGATGAGAAGGGGTATAATGAAAGAATGCAGGAGAGGGCTAACCAGGAAGCGCTTGAGGAAACATTTGATCCTAGTGATGAACTGTTTCAGCAAGTGAAAGGTAAGCTTCCGAATCCTAGATTAACTGATGTTGGAAAATACAAAAGCGACCTTATGAGAATCCATGACTCAATGGTTAAGGTTTCAAATAAAAAGCTAAAATCAGGAAAGAGGAGGATTAATAATAAAGCAGCAGATAATTTCTTTTTGCCAAAAGGCGTAGACGCTTCAGTCGAGCAAGTAATGCTTGATTTAAATGATCAAGGTTTTGATTTTGAATCAGAATTAGATTTTTTAGATGCTGTATTAGATAGCGTGGACTATCAAGTCACTGACGGCACTACAGGCAGTAAGCTATTCCCAATTACTCTTGGCGACACTATCCAAGGTGATTATACCTTTTCTGTTGGCCGGTCCGAGGTCACTCCAACAGCCGATACCCAAGTTTTTCCAACTAAGGATGGCGGGGTTGTTGGTCCTGCTTCGTTTTCAATCTCGGCTTTCCACGGGACACCGCACAAGGTAGACGAGTTTAGCACTGAGCAGATCGGCACGGGAGAGGGCGCTCAGGCTTACGGGTATGGGCTTTACTTTGCTGAGAGTGAGGATGTGGCGCAGAGGTATAGGGACGACTTGACCGATACCGGATTTGCGAAAAGAAGGCTCAAAAAAGCGGGGGGCGATATTGATGTGGCTCTTACTGAGGCAAGGGAAAGAGCTAGCAAATATAGAAAGGGGGGCGCGGATGCCTATGCTAGTGCCATTGAGCAGGACATCAGGTTTCTTGAAAAATACAAAGAGTCTGGAGAGTGGGCTTCCGGCTCCCTCTACACCGTAGAGCTAAACGTCGAGCAGGACGAGCTTCTTGATTGGAATAAGCCGATGAGTGAGCAAAGTGAGTCAATAAGGTCTAAGATGCTAACCATATTACAAGGAGATGCGTCAATGTTTCTGGATGTGAGGGAAGCCGCTAATCGATTAGAAAAAGGTGAATACTTGGACGGTAGGCAAGCTTACAACCAACTTCAATCAACTATAGGGTCAAAAAGAGCCTCCGAAGCCCTTGTCGCAGCAGGAATCAAAGGCATCCGCTACCTTGATGGCAACAGTAGAAACGCAACATGGAAACTATCATCACCCGATACCGTTGCAGCGGGGGATTGGATGGTGAAGGACTCCAGTAAACCTCTTAGCAATGGTGTTCACTTTAACAACGAAGCCGAAGCTCAAGCGTTCCTTGAAGAAAAAAACCAAGGCACATTTAACTACGTCATTTTTAATGATGCTGATATTACGATTACAGAAGAAAACGGCCAAGTTGTTGATACAACCAAACCATCCTTTTCGATCACGCCAGCGCAGGACGCTGGAAACATTGAAACTTTATTTAAAGATCAAATTGACCCTTTAATTTCATACACTTACCCCGCTCTAAAAGGAGATAGCCAAGCAGAAACGACAGCAAAAATTAAGCTTTTGGAAGCCTTGGAAGAGAATGATCAACTAAGTAATTACGCTATTGAAACTATTGAACAATACTCAGATGATATTCTTGATGAATTTACGCGAGAGGTAATGGAAGGAAAGGATTTTTCTGAGATTGTTGAGGAACAAGAACAAGAAATAAAAGACGATCCTGACTCCTTTAGCGATGACTTCTCAACTGAAAAAAACCTTACAGAATGGCTTCTTAATGAGCGAGGTGAAGGACAAATAGAAAACTCTGGTTACGCATTTCCTGATGGAACACTATTACATATGTCTCATTATGGGTTTGTAAGAGACGTAGATCATAGAGAAGTGCATTTCCCAAACAGCCCAGGAGGGACTGAAGGGATGGTTGCAATAATGAATGCTGGCATAATGCGTTTTGATTATTCGGGTGGAGGAGTAACGCTTAGACATCCTCCGACACGCGCACAGGCCGATATTATTGCCCGAATTGCTAGCCATACAGAGGTTTTTCTTGATGCTGAGCAGGCTACTTCAGATGGGTATAATGAAAAGCGAAGAGCTAGTTTTGAAATTACAGATGAATTTGCTGTAGATGATGTAATTAACAGTGTTAGGGCTTTTTATAGAGGAAGAGATTTTGAAGGAATAAGCACTTTTGCGATTCAGCCAGTAGAGCAATATGGCGCTATCACTAAGCTGGAGAAAAAAATATTATCAGACAGAGTTAATATTGGAAAAAGGCTTGAGGTAAAACTTGAGGCCGATGAGAAAAATTGGAACAACGCCAAAAAGTCAGGAAACCAACAAGAAATCGAAAGAGCTGCCCAGCAAGTTATGCGAAGAACTCAGGCGTATATGGAAGTTCTTCCTGATTATCCAATGGGGCCAACAATATCCAAAGCTCAAGATCTTGCAGAAAAGGTTCTAGTTGGATCTATTGAAATAACAGAAGGCATTAAGATTGTTGACGAAAATGCCAGATACTCAGGGCTTCCTATTAAGCTTCCATCTTGGCTAAGTAATTTAAAGGTGGCAGATTGGGTCAAAAGAAACCTAAGAGCTAGAGGTGATTTAACTCCAGACCAATTTAAAATTAAGCTAGCCTCTGAAGCCATTACTTTGACCGAGCTTAAAAGAGCAGAGTTAATAAATTCTCGTCTTAAAAAAGCGGTGAAAAAGGAAGCTTTAGTAGCTCCTAATTCTGAAGGTGTGTTAATGGAGGACTTTCTCATGAAAAGGGTCCAGGACGCCCTTGTGATGGATGGCGCGGTAAATGTTACAGAAGCAATCAGCAAGCTTCCTGAGAGCCTACAGAGCGTCACTAAAGAGATGCGTGTTCATGTTGATAGCCTTTCTCGCGAAATGATTAAGAAGGGCATTGCTAAAGGTGATCTTGCTGATGTGTTCCAAAGAAACATTGGCAGTTATCTAAATAGATCTTATCGCAGATTTACTAGACCAGAAAAGTGGAAACACGAAGTAAGTGAAGAGTCTAAAAAGAACGCAATGCAATGGCTTGAAGACAATTTGCCAGCCGAAGCGTTTAGCGGAGATGTATCAAAGGAAGATCAATTAGAAGGTTATGTTGATACGCTTTTGACCGATTCAGTTTCTGGGGGCTTTACGGACCAAATGAACTGGCTTTTAGGCCAGAAGCATATTGGAAACCTTATTGCCAGAAAGAAGGTTCCTGTTGAGCTTAGAGAGCTTTGGGGTGAATACAAAAGAGGCGATGAGAACTACATGACCTCGGTCCGTAAAATGGCTACTCAGATTGGCAACCACACAATGCTTACTGAGTTTTTAAAGAATGGACTCAATACTGAAATATTTTCTACGCCTAGAAAGGGCTTTTCTAAGCAAATAAGCTCAAAAGGAAACGAAATGCTGTCTCCTCTAGATGGATACTATGTTTCTGAAGGAATGTCTCAGGCGTTAATTGATTTTTCAGAATCTGGAGAAACTACTGCGTGGTGGCTTAAATTGTGGTTGAAATTCAACTCAGTAGCAAAAGTCACAAAAACAATATATAACCCTACGACTCACGCTAGAAACTTTTTGTCTAACTTTGTTTATGTGGGAGCTAACGGAAACCTGTTTGAATACCTGAATATCGACACGGTTAAAATGTCTGCCACTATTAATTACAAAGAAATATTTAAGAGCTGGGAGACTACAAAAGATGTTGAGGATAGGATTCTTCATTACATAAGGCTTGGCATTATGCAGCAAGGAGCTGTATCACAAGAATTTAAGGATATTCTTAACGATTTCTCAGCGGGAGATGTAGACATTGATGAGTATACTCAAAACAGCGCAAAGAAATTTGCAAAAGCCGGCCTAAAGAAAATAGAATCTCTTTACCAAGCAGAAGATGATTTTCATAAGATTGTTTCATATGAGGCCGAAAGAGCAAAATTAGCTAAGGCTAAGACTGAGTGGAAATCTGATAAGTTAGATGCTGAAGCAGCTCAGATAGTAAGGGACACTATGCCTGACTACTCGCAAGTTCCAAATGCAGTCAAAATGCTCAGAAGGGTTCCGTTTATAGGAACATTTACCTCGTTTACGTCTGAGGTAATCAGGAATAACACCAACATTATCCAAAGAGCTAAGTTTGAGATGTCAGATCCTGAGCTTAGAAGTATCGGAGCGAAAAGACTTTCGTCATTCGCGGTTGCACACAGCATCCCTTTAGCGGGCGCGTATTTCCTTGCCTCATTCTTTGGCGTCGATGACGAAGAAGATGAAGCGACAAGAGCTATTGCTGCTCCTTGGGATAAATATGCACAGCTTTTATATGTCGGGAGAACTCCTTCTGGAGATCCTCAATATATTAACATTAGTTACACTGATCCGTTTAGCGTATTTAAGACTCCTATTTTTGTAAGTCAGCAAGATGGATTTTCGCCTGTTTCTGTTGCTAAGGGTATACTAATGGGTCTAGAGCCTTTTTACGGAGAGGAAATTGGAACTGCTGCGCTTCTTGATATTAGGGAGAATAAAAACGAAAAAATATTTAATCCCAATTCGGACGCCTGGACAATCACTAAAGATATTTCCGAGCATATACTCAAAGCTGTTGAGCCTGGTGTAGTAAGATCGACAAAAAGGATTTACGAAGCTGCAACAGGTAAAGAAACCGATTCTGGCATGAAGCTAGACACAAGAACAGAAGTCATCGCGGTTCTTTCCGGTCAAAGAATAACCTCTATTGATCGAAAAAAAGCAATTCTTTATAGGAACTATGATTTCCAAGATGCTCTTAGGTCGTCTACGTATCGCTTCAATAAAGCTTGGAGAAATAAAAATGTAGATAAGAAAGAGCTGTCTAAGGCTTACAAGCAATACAAAAAAGATAACGAAAAAGCATATTCTGAATTTCAAGATGCTTTACAGGCCGTATCAAGGCTTGGTCTTACTGAGGAGCAAATCCTCCTAGAGACAACAAAGGGTAAAGATAATACAGAAACAGCAAAAAGGCTTTTGAATTTGCTTAGAGCGCCAGCCGGTGAAACTCCAATGCCTGACAAAAAGTTTACAAAATCTCAAATTAAAGAAATTGAAGAAAAAGGCCGAAAAGAGATCTTGAAAGAAGTTGCCCCTAAGCTTTTTGATTAGAATGTCCTTACCTTACTTTAACCTTGAAAGTCAACGAAATAACATTTATTAACAGCTATGCCAGTAACTGAGCAATATACTCCTAGATATTACACTGGAGACGGCGCAAAACAGATTTTTGATGTGCCTGATCTATGGTTTGAGCAATCAGAAGTAAAAGTTGAGGTTGCTGGAGTTCTCACGGGATGGACGAGAGAAGCTGGTCAGGGGGTTATATTAGCGACTGCGCCTGCTTCTGGGGCTTCTGTGGTTATCTATAGAATAACATCGCTTACCCAGGATAAGGATTTCCAGACAGCCGGACGCATGCCAGCCACTGAGGTCGCTGAAGGTTTTGATAGGCAAATCCTTATCAATCAAGAGGTTAAGGATAGATCTACGTTTTTACCTCCTAATACGACTACTCAAAACAAGATAAACACAACTGTTGGTTTTGATGCAAACGGAGATCCTGTTTTAAGATCTGCTACCCAAGAGTCTACTCATTTAGGAATTGCGTCTAGTGTTACTGCTGCACAAGGGTTTGCTAACACTGCTGAAGAGCAAGCTGGATTTGCAAATGATGAGCGTGTTCTTGCTGAAGCTGCGGCAGTAGCGGCTCAGTCAGCTACACAAAACGTGGCGGGCGCTGTAACCCCTAAAGATTACGGCGCGTTTGGCGATGGAGCTTCACACCCTGCTAGCGGCTTATACTCCACGCTGGCGCTAGCTCAAGCGGTGTATCCGCGATGTGTTAACATCAGTGAAGAGCTTGACGGTTTAGCGATCCAGAAGGCTTGTGACACTGGTGGTCGGGTCTTTATTGCTGACGGGACTTACAAAATATCAACTACTATTGAACTAAAAACTCAAGGGCAAATCATTGAAGGAGAAAGCTCAACAAGCACAATTTTGCAATGGGTTCAAGATGTTAATGGGTTTGAAATTGAAGACAATCCTAACGAAAGCAATACAACTAACTTCCCAACAAGCTCTTCTACAAGCTCTTCTTGGGGTCAAATTAGAACATTGTTAATTTATGGGCCTGCAAATTCTACTAAAAAAGGCATCACTAACACTGAAGATCCAAATGCAACTCTTTGGGTTGGTGAAGGCTGGAGGTATGACTTTCTTACTATTCTTGGTTGGCATACGGGGATATATTCATCAAGCGCGGCTAGATTAAATGGTCGTTCAATTAACATTAAAAGTTGCAGCGCAGTTGGATTACACCTTTCTAATGGCAGTTCTGCCACAAATAACTGTCACGTTTTTTACGGTGTTTCTATGTCGTCTTGTGATATTGGAATTAAATTGCAAGCTGTTCGATCTGCTTGGATTCAACTTCAAGACACAACAGGAAACCGTGTTGATGTTAGCGCAAATGCTTCTCTAGCGCATATTGAAGGTGGACAGGCCGAAAGCTACACTGAAAGATTTTTAATTGCTGAGAATTCTTCCCGCATGACTGTTTCTAATGTTAACATTCTTGCTTCGACAACAATTATTCCTATTTCTGTAGATGGGAATTCATCTGTTAAGATTGTTAACTGCCAAAACGTGCAAGCTGGAAATCAGGTGGAGATTGCAGAAATTTTAGATACTAACTCAACAGTATTTGGAACTGCTCATCTTCATCTTTCGGGATCAGCGCCTGGTACTTCTCCAACTTCTAGAGTTAAAATATCCCAAGGTGATTCTAATACAGCTAATGATGATTCGGTATTTCTTTGCCCGATACCCTGGAGACTAGGAACTAGCCTTCTTCCATCAGACTCAAATCATCGTGGGGCTTTACATTGGCGTGGTGCAGTTCCTTTTAATAACCTTAATAACGATGATTTGCAGGGCGTTATTGAAATGGGAGGAAATTATGTTCGCGCTGACGCATTTAAACGAAATACATTTTCAATTAATGTTACATCGGGTGGTTATACGCCACAGGGATTTGAGGATGTTATTTTAATGGATAGCACGGGAGTCAGAACCGTAACTTTAAGAGCTACAAATTCAGCTTATTATCGTGCATCAACAAACATGAGGGTGTTTACAATTATAGATTCGGCTGGCACTGCTCAGACTTCAAATATTACCATTGAAGTGCCGAGTATTGGCCCTGGGTCCTCAGATACAATTAATGGGAGTAATAGTTATACCATTAACTCTCAATATGGATCAGTCAAAATTGGAACTACTGGAGTAGTGGACTCAAATGGAAATGGTAAATGGTTTATCCTCCCCTAATATCTAACTAAACAAAACTATGAAAAAGCAAATCCTTGGAATTATTCGTCACCTTCTAACCTTTGGAGGGGGCTATCTTGTTGCTCAAGAATGGCTTAGTGCTGACCTTATGCCTGAGCTTATTGGAGCAATTATGACAATCATCGGCGGCGTTTGGTCAATGAAAGCGCCTGAGAAAAAATCTTAACCATAAATAAAAATGACAATTACATTCCCAGATACCAATCCTGACATCATTAAGATTGAGCGGGGCCGCACATACTATGTGTCTGCTAACGCTGGAGATCTTACGATTAAAAGGAAGGCTTTGAATGGCTCATATATTGAAGTTGAAGGATCGCCAGTAACGAACGGTCAGGAAAAGTTCCTGCTTACGTTTTCCTCTGACGACACATTGGAGATTACTCCTTCTGCAACTAATACAGAGCTAGTCTTAGAAAAGAAAGAATGAAGCTCCAGAGGCCAGACCCAGGTATTGATGCTGCTAAGTCCGGTCTTCACGGCAAAGCTGGCATTTTCTTTAACGCCGGATTGTTTTTAAAAGGTGGAGGATTTAATATATTAGACCTCGACCCTTATTTGCTTTTCGACGCTGAGACTTCAATGCGCGGCACCCTTGAGGCATTCACACTTGACCTTGACCCGGCGAATCCATCGACGCTCGACGTTATCACAGCGACCCGCAGCGGCGTTGCCACGTTCACAGATGCCAATGGAGTCATACAGTCAGCTAGTGCGAACACGGTGCGTGTTGACCACACTCAGGGAGCCGAGTTGACTCCGACGGTCTTTCAAAACGTTGGGAATACGGACTTTTCTAGTAATTGGAGCCACTACCTCGGAAATAGCAGTGTTCAAAGTGAAACACTAAATGGTCAGCCTATTCTGCGCTGGACTACTACAGGCAGCACTGCACAGCTTAAACACGATATAAATACAGAAGAGGGGAAAAATTATACTTATAGTTTTTTTGTTCGTTCAGTTTCTAATGGTGGAGGCAATGGGTTTAGAGCTTGGTCTCAAAATTCACCTATTAATAATCATTCCGTAATAAATTTAGATTCAAATTTTCAAAAAATAGTTGTTACTTTTTCCGGTAAAGTCGGAGGAGGTAATGTTAGTATAGGGTTAGTTGAATTAGGAACACACACCATTGATAACGTCCTTGAATACTCAACGCCTCAAGTTGTTGACGGTGAGATTGAATACGACTTCGTGGCGAATACAACGGGCAGCCCGAAGTTTATCACAGGGCCTACCTTTGGCCCACGAGTGCCGATGATTCTGGTGGAGCCGAGTGCAATCAATCAAACTAAACAATCTGAGGATTTCAATAGCAGCGAATGGACACATCTTAGCGTTGGTCAGGGTTCTACGCCTATTGTTACTGACAATTTTGATTATAGCCCTGACGGAACTCAAAACGCTACGAGGTTACAGGTTGCTTTAAATGGTGGAAACACCGTGACCGACCACAGCATTATATACGACGTTGATAGCAGTAATACCGTCCAGACTATTTCAATTTGGATGAAGTCTAACACAAATGAAGCATATAACATTTATCTAGCCAACACTTACACAGGCACCGGAACCGACATCGCTCAGGTGACACCTCAATGGCAAAGGTTTTCATTCAGTCACACCACATCAAACCACACGTTTTCAATCGGGCTTCGTGGTGGTATCGGCTCAAGTGACTCGGCTGACATTTTGATTTGGGGAGCGCAAGGTGAAGCCGGAAGTGTCGCCACGTCCTACATACCGACATCAGGTTCCACCGTGACGCGAGCCGCTGAC